GTGTAAAATCATATATGATTTTACACGGCGGTGTCGCTCCACCCCACGCAGCATCACCGGTAATTACACGGCGGCGCGGAAAGGTTCTACCAAGGAGACCAAGGAGACCAAACCTCAAACTATGGGAAAGGGAAAAAAGGGCAACGGACAGCGGACACCATTGTCCGCATTGCTTCCAAAAACGGATTCTTGTGTCCCAAGGGGTATTGTCTTTGCGCCCAAGCAAGAATGACCGAAGCAATCGAGAACGTTTCTCTCGCGTCTTCCGAGCCGATGACCGGTTCGGAGGAGGCAACCGGCGAATACGCCAAGTGCTTTTATTGTAATGCGACTGGATGCGATAGTGTAATTGAGGGAGGTTGGTTCCATCGGGATTGTGTCTTGGACGATGGAGGTGTCGTGGAGATTACGAAGGCGGATGCGTTTGATATCTTGGGCGGCAACCGGTGTTGCTCGTGTATGCGGAAGTTGACGAATGGAACGCGCATTCGGTTGACGAGTGCCGATTGGTGTATGGATTATGAGATTATGCCGTGTCGGTATTGTTGGGAGGAGATGGAGGAGTGGTCGGACGATGAGGAGGAGGCGCCGGTAATGAGGCGGATGGAAGAGCATATCCGGATGGCGATGCGATGGGAGAAGGAGTATCGAATGGAGATGGAGGAAGAGGACGACGAGTAAGGAAGAATGTGCGTGATGTATGCCGTGTCTTTTTTACAAGGAGACCAAGGAGACCAAAACTCTAACTTTTGGGAAAGGGAAAAAGTATGTATGTGTTTCATAAAGTTAGCGAATTCCTCTCCTTGGTCTCCTTACTCCTCCGTAAGAATCGCCATCACTTTCCGCTCCATCAACTTCATTCGCATCCGGTCCTTCATCTTCTCCTTCCGCACAGTCCTCTCCGCCTTGCTCCTTGCTTGACCCTTTGCGGAGCAGTTCACTCCTTCGGGCACAACAATCTCATAATCCCCCGGTCCGTGCTTCATCACCATCGAAGGAACCGACAAACGTTTCGGTCCAACATTCAAAGAGGCAAGTGCCTCCGCCATCGCCACAGTCTCGTCGTGGTCCACCAACTCTACTCTACGGTCCAACCTCCGTGGAAGATTCTTCATCACGGAGGCGAATACACGGGATGCTTCACTCGTTGCGTCGGTCATTCTTCGTTTGGCGCAATCACAAAAAGACCAAGGAACAAATCAATCCGTTTTTGAGCGGACAAGCGGACAATCGCGGACAATTACGTCCAAAAACGGATTCTTTCGTCCCAAGGGTTATTGAAGTCCCCCAAAGTAAAGATGAGTTCAAGCAAGAAAGTTCTCGTCGCGACGTATTCCGTCCAAGATGTGTTTGAGATTCCCAATGGAATCGACCTCAATGCTCCCAACGTGAATTGGTATGTGAAGTGGAGCACATTGTATATCTCGGTAGATGATGGACCGATGATTGAGATTGAACCCTCCATTCCGGCAAGTGAGTCGTCGGACTTCAAGCGTCCCGACTCGGAGGCGATTGAGGATGCGAAGAATTGGGGGTTGGTGGAAGAGGAGGAAGAGGAGGAGGTTGTGCCGATACGAATTCCCGAGACGGCGTATGAGACGTTCCGCGAGGAGTATCGCAAGACGGAGGAGTATGCCGAACTCTCCAAGGAGATGGAGGAGACGGAGGTGGAGGAGCGATGCCGACGGGTGTATAAGTATATCCGCATTGGATTGCCGATGACGGAGGCGATGCGCAACGCCAATGTGGAGGAGTGTGCGATGGGGTGCGTAGACGCGTAAGGTTGTTTCCCCATTTGTCCGTTGTCCGTTGAAAAACGGATGTATTCATCAATAATTTTTTGTCTTATTACATCAATGCCCACAACGATACAAATTACGCACGGATTGGCGAGTTCCGACAAAGTGTTTGAGGAGATTCCGGTGGAGCGGGTGAAAGACCACCTTCGCTCTCACCGGAATGCCTATGAACGCACGATGCCGACCGAAGCCGACCCAACCCGTATTGCGAATCGTGTCTATGTGGATTTGGATGGACGTGTTGGAGATATGAGTGAGGCGGCGTTTGGAGAACTCACCGAAAGTTTGGGAGCGGCATTGACCTTCGCATTGGACCAATACCCTCACGCGTTGATGACCTCCTCTCTCTATCCCAAACTCTCGTTCCGCATTACTCTCACCAAACGACACGGAAGCAAGGCGGCAATCCGAGAATTCGTTGTCTCTACACTCCACCCCATCATTCTTGATGCGGTCAATGGACTTGTAAACTACGGATTGGATGACGATTGCGACGAGACCCAACTTCCGTTCCTCAAATTGGATACTTCCGTCTACAAGGGCAACCGCAAGATGCGAATGTGCGGGTCGTCCAAAGATGGAGAGAATCGCCCATTGGTTCTTCTCGGGGAAGACGCCAATGTAGAGGACACACTCATTACGTTCATTCCTCCCTCTTCCGACCCTCTCCCCGAACCGACCCCCCCTCCCCCTCCCAAACCCCTTCGTGTTGTCGACGACAAGGCGTCCACAACCGTCTCCACCAATCCCGAGAGTTTGAGTGGCGAAGAGATTGAGACTGACCTCCTTCTTGCCGTTCTCAATGGTCTTGCGTTCAAGCGATGGGACCGATATGCCGATTGGATTCGCATTGGATTCATTTGCTACAATGAAGGATTGCCGATGGACCTTTGGGAGAGTCTCACGACCAAGCACTATCCTCGCTACAAGAACGGGTCCAAGCGAGATTGTGCGCGAATGTGGAAGTCCTTCCGCAAATCGCAATTGACCCAAGGCACCTTGTGGCGTTGGTTGTCCGAAGACAATCCCTCCCTCTACGAGCAACTCGTTCTTCGCCGTCGCGACTTTTGGAGGTTGATTGCGAATTCAAACCACGCTGAAACTGCCCGGTTCTTCTTCAATCTCAAACCCGATGGATACCTCTATCACGAGAGCTTGGGTTGGTATGCCCTCCAACCAAGCAACGTTTGGAAACTCTACGAGAAGATACCAAGCGGGTTGAAGAACGACATTTGGATGACCTTGAAGAAGGCGTCCAATGAAGCGGCACACATTCTTCTCAACTCCGACGACGAACGCAAAGGCGACTACGAAGAATGGTTGGCGAAGTTCAAAGTCAAGATTGGGACCAACTCCTTTGTGGATGGAGTCATTGCCTTCCTTCCCGCGTGTTATAACGACGACGAACTCCCCAAGAAGATGGACGAGAATCGCAACCTCTTCGCCTTTACCGACAAGGTTGTTGACTTGGATTGCCGAGAGGTCCGAGACATTCGCCCGACGGATTACATTAGTATCACCACGAACTATCCGTATCCCAAGACACCCAATCCGTCCAATCAAGCAAAAGTGCGTCGTATCTTGGAATCCATTTGGGAAGATACGGAGATGGTGAACTTCATTCTCCGTTGGTTGTCGAAATCGCTCCACGGCAACCGCAAGGAAGAAGAGTTCTACGTTTGGACGGGAAGTGGAGGCAACGGCAAAGGAGTGTTGGAACGCCTCCTCAATCGTGCGCTTGGATACGACCCCGATGGACGCTACGGATACTACTACTCCATTCCGCATTCCATCATTACCAAGACCGCCGACAAGAAGGATGCTCCGTGTCCTCCTCTCGCCAAATGCCGAGGCAAGCGGGCAGTGTGTGCCCAAGAACCGGAACCGACCGACAAACTCCAAGTCGGCATCATCAAGGAACTCACGGGAGGCGGAGAGATTACGGCGAGGCGCTTGTATCACGACCCCATCACCTACTTGCCGCAGTTCCTCCTCATTCTCCAAACCAACGGCATTCCCGAATTGAATCGTTTGGATGGAGGCATCAAACGACGCATCGTGATTATCCCATTCCCGTTGGAGTTCAAGGATGACGACAAGTTTGACCCCAATATCCCGACGCATCGGCGCAAGGACGAAGAGTTGAAGGGATTGATTGAGAAGGACGATGGAATCCGAGACGCCTTCGTTCAACTTCTTCTTGATGCGTATTGGATTGAAGGACCTCTCCTCAAACCGCAAAAGGTCTTGGCGGCGACCGAAGATTACGTCAATGAGAACAATCCGGTGAAGGCGTGGTTGGAAGAGTTCTATACACGGCACGATGTGGACGACTCTCGCTATTGGATTGGTTCGGACGATTTGAGGAAGCAATATATCCAAGACAAGCAACTCTCCGAGACCGCAATGCCTCGCGAGAAGTTCAAGTCCTTGATGTTGATGAATAACGTCGTCCAAATCCACCGGAAGAATCACTTCACCGGTCCGGAATGGGACGACAATCAAGGGTGCTTCGTCAACAAACTTCGTCGTGCGGGAATCTATTGGTGCGGTCTTGAACGCAATTCCCAACGTTAGCGGTTTGGTCTCCTTGGTCTCCTTAATGTCTCGGCAAAGAATAAATGAATCTCTCCACCCTTCACAAAATCGCAACGGCATCGTATTCCAATACACCGCCTTCTACAATCGACACTTTTTCCTTGGTGGATTCCACGCCCACCCTCAAATTCTATCGGAGTGGAAACACGATTGTGGTCGGCATTCGGGGAACGGTTCCTACGGACTTGGACGACGTCAAGGCGGATGGGTCAATCGCCTTGGGACTTCTTTCCAAGACCCCTCGCTATCAACGAGATGATGCGAAACTCCGCCAAGTAAAACTCGCAAATCCAACTGCGGTCTTTGTGGGAGTCGGGCATTCGTTGGGAGGCGCAATTCTTGATGAGTTCTTGAAGAGGGGGTTGCTTTCCTCCGGAACGTCTTACAATCCCGCCGTTCAACCGACCGACTTCAAGTCCAATCTCGCGAACCGGCGGATTTACAAAGAGGGAGACCCGCTCTACGAGATAATGGGAAAGAATGTGAGTGGAGTTGAGGTGCGGAAATCCAACCCCTCACTCCTTGACCGATTGATAAAGAACATTCCCTACGTTGGGCGTGTGCTTTCGTCTCTCCAATCGCACACACTCGACAACTTTGAAGGAGGAGCGGCAACTCGGCGAGAGCGTGTGTTGAAGTCCTACGGATTGGACCCGACCAAATCGTATTCTCTTTCGTTCTTGGCGAAGACAAGCAAGATTCCCAAACGCATTCTTCAAGAGGTCTACAATCGGGGCATCGGCGCTTACAAGACCAACCCCACATCCGTGCGAATGAAGGGAACCTTCAAGAAGAATGTGAAGGCACCTCTCTCCAAGAAGTTGAGTAAAGAACAATGGGCGATGGCGAGGGTGTATTCGTTTTTGGATGAGAACCCGAAGCACGACACGGACTTGCGGGGGGGAGGGAAGTTGGTTGTTGCGCAACTTGATACCGGACAATGGGGGTTGTGGGACGGAGAGAATGTTTTCTACCTCTACGGCTCCAAAGAACAAGCGGAACGTGGACTTGCGAATGCGATTGCCTACAATCTTACGCTTCCGTATCCCAAACGCGACCCCCGTTTGTTTGATGTCGCTGCGACTCCCGAGGGACGCCCTCTTACCAATCAAGACATTCTCGCCCAAGTCCGATTGAATGCCGCACACAACATTCTTTCCGCCCGCGACGTGAAGAATGTGGACCAATTTCTCTCGGAGGAACTCCAACAAGAGCGTCTCCCCAAGTCCGTTCAAATTGACCTTGCGAAGGAACGAGTGGAACGGAAGGAGGAAGAAAAAGACCCGGTCTTTGTGGAGGAGGCAAAGAAGATGAGTGGAAAGGGGAAGGCATCGTTTGAAGACCAATTGTTGAAGATTGGATACAATCCGCAACAATATCTTCGGGATGCTCGTCGCCGTGCGAAAGCAAATGGGTATCCCCCGTCTCGCCTTGTGTTTGCCGACAATGGCGTTCACAAACTCGCCATCACGGATGACGAGGGGCGTGTGATTCGATTTGGGAGAGTGGGATACAATGACTTCTTGATTTGGTCGCACTTGGAACGGAAGAAGTCCGTTGAGAAGGGCACGGCACGAGCAAAGCAAATGCGGTTCGTCAAGAGTCATTCGGCAATGAAGGGCAATTGGAAGTCCAATGACTATTCGCCCAACAATCTCGCCATTCGCATTTTGTGGTAATCAATTGAGTTTGACTCCATTCCAATACAAGTCGTTCGCCGCATCAACCGTCAACACCCCACTTCCTCCACTTTGTTCGTTGGAGAGTGTAAGAGTGGACGTATCGTCTCCAATCACCCGAAGGGGACGGGCATTGATTGTGAGGGGGAGCACAATGAATCCGTCCCACAAATGCTCCAAGACAACGTTTCCTCCCACATCAAACCGAGCGTAAAATGTTTGCGTTGGGTTTGGTCCGGGAATCGTGCGTCGTGCTTGAAGAAATGTATACGGAAGTCCAACGGGATTCGTGCTTGTAAGGGAAAGAGGGGGGACGGTTGGGGCAATTGCGTTGGTCCACACCCACGGAAATGGGGTGCCTTCCCAATTGGGACCGCCGTCGGGTCCTCCCGAAATTGGAGCGATTGCCCGATAGACATTTCCACTCGCCGAACTCCGAACCAAATCGTTCGAGTAATATTGCGTCGTTGGAGACCACGTTCCACGCCAATTCATTTCGGTTGGGAGATACGTTTGTCTCGTGAGTGGGTCTTGAAGAGGATAGAGTGCCGACATTTGTAAGAGGGGGGAGATTTTTAGTCCACTCGGTTGATGGTAAGGGACAATGCTTGGAACGGGCACACATCTCCGGGGAAGACACCGGGTGCGCTAAACACACTCCCCGCGAGGGCGAGAGGTCCAGCTCCCGCAGTGAGACGTGCCCGAATTTTTACATCCGCGTTGAATGGAGTCGTCCACGGGCGATTCACGAATGCGGGATATTGATTGTCGATTGCGGTTTGTGTCGGGGCAACCCCTCCACACGAAAGAATGATTTCGGCTCTATTCGTCGCACCGGGTCCAACAACACCGGCGGGGATTGCCCACACGCCAATGACTTGAATGTCGTAAAGAGCTCCCGGGACAAGAACGGGCGCTCCCGTGAGCGCGATGGGATTTACGGTTCCATCGGTGGTGATATTGACGGGCGCACCGGGAACTCCGACACTTACAACCGTTTCAGCGGGTCCTCCCGAAAGATTCAACCACGTTGCGATGCCGGTGGAGGGGTCGGCGCCTCCACTAATCGGAATCGTTGTGAGATAGAGGTCTTGGTCCGTAGGCGAAACCACCGTCTCATTGGGGTAGTATTGAGTTGTTGCGTTCCACGTCCCACGAAACGCCATCGTAGTCGGGAGATAGACGCCACGAGAGAGAGGGTCTTGAAGAGGATAGAGTGCCGACATTTATTAGAGTGCCGAGACAATTTCTCACATAAGACGCTCCCTCAAACTCTTCTTTCCACCACCACTCCGTCCACCACTCCGTCCACCAAGACCAACGGCACTCATCATTGACTGCGCACCCGCGGGGAGATGGGGCTTGATTGCCGCCGCGATGGGCTTCGCCTTCTCGTAGATATCACGCCCTTGCGAGTAGATTTCACCCGCCCTCCGCATCGCATTGCCGAGAGACCCGAGGAAGGATGCCCCGCCGACCATACGCTTCATCGACCCACGCACACCCATCGGGGCAACCGGGGCGGAGATGATGTCTTGCTCGGAGAGAACACCCTTGATGATACGAGACGACCCACGGATGGTCTCAAAGTATCCCGAGTTGACGGTGATAACGAAGAGCTGAGGAGTGACGGAGAAGGGGAAGGTGTTGAGAACTTGGAGGTTGAATTGGAGAGTGAAGTTGCCGACGAGCGAAGGCGCTTGACCGGATTGAAGGGTAATGTCTTGGGAGGGTTTGAGCACGAGGAACCCACCGACTGTCGAGACCGTTCCACCCACGGCACCCGCAGTCGTCCTCGCAAGACCGCTCCACGTGTTCCAATCCACCTCGAGACCGTTCTTGACGGACATTTGGTAGAGTTGCTCGGCGGTGTGCGACGAGAGGAGACCGGAGAAGTTGTCGAAGTTAATCGTGAGGGGGTTGGGAGCACGGAGACCCGCTTGGGAGGTAAGGATGGGGAGATACGCATCACCGAACTGCGGGAGAGTGGGGTCGGGAATCGGGAATCCGGGAACGGCAGCCGCACTGGGGTCCTTCACCGCCTTCACATACATAATGAGAAGGTCGGGGATTTGCGGGAGGGTAATGGTTTGCGATTGGATTGCTCCGGGTTGACCGGCAGCAATTGTTCCCGATGTAAGAGCACCTTGGGTGATGTAGCGAGGGAACTCCATATAGGGCACGACGGACTTGGGAGGGAGAGGAATATCAAGGGACGGGGTAAGGAATTGGGCGTTCACAACCGAGTCCGCAAACACACCGGCGGGGTTGCCGGTATTGTAGAAGACCGCGGGACTTTGAGGGGTCACCGCACTTCCGCCGGAGTAGTATTGCTTGACCGAAGTGCCGCTAACCGAGTCGCGAAGACGGACCGCACGAGTGGGGTCACGAAGGTTCATCACGAGTTGGATGTTGTTGATGCCGAAGAGACCGGTGTCGTGCTCGCACGCATCGGCGAAGATGAAAGGCGAAAGCACAATCTTCTCGGTAGTGCGGAACTTGATAAACACGGAATACTGCGCCGATGCCGACGCGGCGGGTGGGGCTTGGTCGGTCGAGACGGGAACGCCGTTGATGTAATTGTGAAGGACTCCGTTGAACGTATATGTGCCGTTGCCGACAAGGACTTGTCCCGTGGGTTGCGTGAACACGATATTGTTCCACGCGCCGTTGGGGACCTCGTGGTAGTCGTGCGACATATTGATGTAGGACGACACGGGGTCGTTCGTGGCGTTCACACCGTCCACGTTGCGTTGATACTTGTCGAGCATCGTGGGGCACGTGCGTTGGAGACGGTTTTGCTTGTAGTCGGTAAGGCGGAGAACCTCTTTGAGAACGTCTTGCGAGTTAATCACGACGGTGGTGTCGTTGATGGTCGCCGTAAGGGTCGCACAAAGGGAGTTGAGAGGGAGGGCGGCAAGAGACCCGTCCGCACCGAGTTCAAGAAGGGGGAGACCGGAGGGGAACTGTGGGGCGGGGGCGGGGAGGAACCCCGGACCGATGGGGTTGGCGGAGTCAAAGCACTGAACGTCAATCCGGAGGAAGCACGTGGAGGACCAATCGAGGGAGCGGTCCACGTAGACGTTCTCGGACGGCACGTAGATGTTATACGTGTGTTGCGTTTGGGTTTGTGCGATGGCGTTGAAGGGGGCGTTGGTGAGGGAGAGAGCACCCTTCTCAACGGCATACTTCGGGCGAGTTTGGACGATGCGGTCGTCAAACACGGCAAGCTTCTCGATGTCGGCACTCATTGTTTGTTAAAGGCGAAGGAGAAAAAAACGGCGGGACTTTTATTGGGACCCCGCTCCGACCTTGCGGAACATCATTTTTATCGACACGGAGGAGAGGTTAAACATTGAAATGGGATTGATGGACCCGTCCAACCGGTTCTTCCAATAGACCGACACGTCCACGTTGCGAATCTCTTGTTTGCTTGGTCCCATTGACGCCATACGATACTCGGCGGTCGGGTTGTAGAGGAATGCCTCGCGATATCCGTGTGCCTTGAAGTCCGCCGTATCAATCGAGAGGTCCGTCACAATCGGCAAGAAGGCGGACGGCACGGAAGGTTGCGAAAATCCAATGTTGCCCTCGCCGAATCGCACGGGTTCGCCGATGAATTCATTACGGACGGGGAGGAGGGTCGAGAGGAAGACGATGGAGCCGATGGGACTCCACAACGAGTCGGTGGAAGGATAATCTTGGGTCTCCTTCCAATAGAGGACTTGGTTGCGAGACGGAATGAGGAAGAGGGGGTTGTAGGCGGGAGGGGGGACCGCTTGACTTCCTTGAAGAAGAGGATTGTTGTTGAGGATGTTGGTGTAATTCTCGTTGGTGAAGAGAATCTCATTGGTATAGTCCGCTCCGGCGGGAAGGGTCGTGAGGACGGTTGGCGTGAGAGGAAACCGAAGCGAAAAGGTCTCGTAGTAGGTGTTCTTGAAGTTCGTGAAGAGACCGTAAAGGTTCGCATCAAAGAAGAGACGAAGGTAAGGGGCGGACGATGGTTGAGGGTTGGGACCGGCGGGGGCAACAAAGGCGGGGACGGGTTGCCCTACTCCGATGGGTTGCCCGAAGATGTCGTTGGCGCCGGTGATTTGACTTCGCACGTTGAAGGCACGGGTATCTCCGTAGATGGAGAACTTGAACGTCTCCTCGTCGTAGGTGAGATACGGGGCATCGTGGTCCGCAAGGAAGGACGCAAGAGTTGGATACGGGAAGGCGTCTCCCGTTCCCGCCGCAGCCCATTGTGCCGCGAAGGTGGTGCGAACGTTCTCCATTGCTTGAAGGAGGGTCTCATTCACAAGGTCAAGCCAATGGCGGTAGGTATAGACCCAATAGTAGCGAGTGGAAAGGTCTTGTTGCGTGATACCACCAACGGGGACAATCGGCACGGGGGCAACATTGATATTTTGGGTCTCGGGACGATAGATGACGGGAGTGTCGAGAGGCGTGACGGTGAAGGTAATGCCTCCGGGTTGATTGGTTGTGGTCCACGTGCGTTGATACGCAATGGCGAGAGAATACACCGTGCGATTGGGGTCGGTTTGCGGAACTCCCGTGCGATTGAGTTCAATGCTCGGGATGAAGAGAGGAAGGTCCTTGTTGGGTCCCGTCATCGTGAACCGCACAATGGAAAAGTTGTATTTGCTTGCGTCCCTCACGATAGGCGCGTCCCTCGTCTCTTGGAATCGGATTGTCGGGTCCGCACCGGTTCCCGTGCCGGTTGCGGATGTAATGTTGTTGATGATGTCGGCATTGTAATAGACAATGTCCGACTCGGGGTCGCCTTCGATTGTGCTCCGATACATTTGTGTTGAGAGGGAGATTACTTTTTCAACCAATTGGCGGTCAACCCCGTGACGAATTCGTCGGGGGTCATTCCACTTGTTTGGACGACACGCTTGAAATACGAGAGAGGTTTGTCTCCGTAAAGAAGACGGGCGACACACCAACGACCACACGTATTTACATTCCCTCGTTGCGTTTGGAATTGCGTTTTGTTTACAATCACTCGCTTTCCACTTTGTTTGAGGAGGGGGAGGAGAAGGGATTGGTCCATTTCCAACTCTTGTTCTTTGGCTTTGGGGAGGTCGTCCGTTTGGGTCTCGGGGGGGTCTCCGTAAGGGTCAAAGAACTCAACGGAATCACGCTTGTTGAGAAGGCAACACCAATGTCCGGACGTTGGCGATTGATTGAGAAAAAGCACAATCGCGCGACCTTTGTTGTCGGTAATGTCGTGAAGGGATGACGCACCCTTCAAATCGGGATAGCGATGAATCGCAATGTCGTCTCCCAAAATCGTCTTGATGTCTCCATCGGAGAGGGGATACTCAATTGCTTCCTCCACCGTTGGAAGTTTGAATCGGGGCGTTTCTTTGAGGTCTCGCATTACCTTCTCCTTGCGAGAATATCTAGGCAATCCGGAGAATGTCCGTGATGATGGACGGGATAGCGACGGGGTGGGTTGCGTCGATTGGATTGGCGAGTGCGCGGACTTGTGTTCCCGCCGGCGTATACCCGACAACCTCAACTTTGTCTCCCGCATTCATCGAGAGAATGATGTCGACCGCCGTGACTTGATTGATTTGTTGGGTGATGTCGATTTCACTATTCGACCACGCAACGGGTGTTCCGTTGATGGCGAACCACACTTGAACGTTATCCGTTCCACCGCCTCCAAACTTGTCCCATTGAACCGAGATAGTGATTTGGTAGACACCCGTATTCGCAACTTGAATCGCCGAGAGACCACCTCCCGTTCCAACGACTAACACACATCCGATTGCGGACGTGGTGGTGTCGTAGGTCATATACCGAGGTGTGGCGGCGGTGAGGGATTGGTCGATGGTCGAAATGAACCCTCCGTGTGAAACGGGAACGGCGACGGGAGGAGGGTTCAAGACCTTCCACGGAGCACCAAGAGATGGGTCCACAACGGAAGGAGAAAGCACATTGCCGTTGTCGAGAACGTAATCAAGAAGCGTCAACGGAGATTGAACGACATCGTAATTGTTGTAGGTTCCACCGTTCACCCACGTTCCACGCCATTTGAAGAGATTGACGGGGATACTCATTTCTTCTCTCGTGAGAAGAAACAAATGCCGTATACACTCCGGAAGGCACCGAAGAAAGATGCGTATTGGGTTGTGAACAAAGAGACGGGACGTCATCTCTCCAAAGACCCACTTCCCAAGGAACGAGCCAAGGCACAAATGAGGGCGGTCTACCGTGCGGAACGAATGGAAGGAGGACTTCGTCTTGGAGATATCTTTGGACCGAAACCGATTTTTGAGGGCATTCGCAAGATGACGGGAGGTGGTGCGGAAGAGATTCGTGCGCAACGTCGTGCGCAATTTGGAACTCCAACGGCGTTGAGTGGAGAGGAACGTCAACAAGCAATTTCTCGTGCGGCGGTAGGAAGGGTTCAAGATGACCTTCGTCGGTTGGAGGCGCAACAAACCTTCCAAGAGGCAACACGGGGAGAGGCGGAAGCAATGGCGGATGCTCGGAGGAAGGCGCTTCAACCGGACATTGGAATGAGGGTCTTGGAGGAATTCACTCGTGCGGGAGACATCGCAAAGTCGATTGCCGATTTGCCGGGAATGGAGTTGACCCCCGCCGCCAAAGCCCTCTCAACCGCCTACGGTGTCGCACGGAAGTTTATGCCGGGTCCCGAGGAACTTCAAGCCAAACGGGAGGAACGCGCACGGATGTTGGAAGGGTTTGAGGCACGGCAACAACAAGGGAAGGAATACGAGAAACGCACGGCGGGGGATGTCGAGACGCTCCGCCAACGTCTTGGTCTTCGCAATCAACGGTTGGGAGATGTCTCGGGAGGGAAGCAATGCCGTTGCGGTGGATATTTTTGAGAGGGAGGAACAATGAATCACGCCTCTCCGTTGGTGAAGAAGACAAAGGAAGTGGATGAACGTGTGGAGTGGAAGAAAGCAAACAAACCTAAGATTCCTCCTCCTTCCGCAAAGAAGATTCTCGGAGTGGATTTGTGTGGACCACTTGAATCTCGGTGGGTGGAGCATTGGATTGAGACATTTGTTCGAGAGAGATGCCTCCCAATGACTCTTGTCGGACCAACTTTTTTGGAGGGATTGGAAGGATTGTATCCATTGGACGAAGCGGTGGAGATTGTGGAACGATTGCGGACGGACTTTGCGTCGAGGGGACCCGTTTCAATCCAAGGGGATACACCTCAATCCGTTCAAGACCGTTCGCTTCTTCGGGTTTTGAAATCGCGGAGTATTGCGCGTCGCCAAATCGAGCTTGAAACAACCGAATCACCTCCGGAGGAATGAGGGGACTAATCTCTTGAAGGCGGTCGTAGGTCTCGCGGGTTGTTTTGAGAAGGTCGGTCGGGGTCATTCGTTCATCACGGGGGAGGGACATTTCAATCGCAAGAAACCGATAGAGTTTGGCGTATTGGAGGTGCGCAATTCGATGCCCTTCGCTTCGTTTTGCCCACGAATAATACGTTCCAATCGTGTTGAGGACGGACACAAACAACGACACGACACCGAGGGCAATCCCACTCTCGGTTTGGTGGTCGGCAAACCAACTTGAACTTCCGGCGGAGAAGAACCCAACCACACTACTCAACACAATCACGGGGAGGTCAATATACGTTCGGCGGAACGAATAGAGTTCTTCCGCACGTTTGTGTATCCAACTCAAACAATGCGCACGTTCGCCCGTTGTCGCAAAGTATTCTTCAATACGCTCGTTCCAATGAATCGCACCAATTTCCATTGTGGGTTCACAAGAAGAAATTGAGGTAGGCATTGGTGGGAGTCGAACCCACGTTGTCGGATTCAAAGTCCGACGTGATAACCACTACACTACAACGCCACGATTGAATACGTGAGGGATGCTTTAAATGATTATAAGGAGACCAAGGAGAGGGAATCGCTAACTTTTTATTTGTAGACGACGAAAGATACTTTGCGGAAGGGTCTCCTTATATAATACGAGAAAGGATATAATACAAAACTCAAAAAACTTTTTTAGCGGAATGGTCTCCTTGGTCTCCTTAGTAAAAAGAAAGAAGAGTTCCCGTATTATAAACTCAAACAAAGTAGGTAGAGATTTGGTCTCCTTGTTCGTCTTGGGAGACCGTTCCGCAAACTCTACGAGTTCTCCTCCACATCCGCAATCCACCGAAGAAGCATCCACACCCCCCACACTTGAAACACGAACACGACGAACATTGCTATTGATTGAGAATTCGTGCGGTATTGGACGCCACCAACCATTGCGGGTAGTGTTTGTAGATACACACCCATCGTCCCATCTTCTTCAAGTCCTTCACGTCCTCCTTCGACATTCCAATGTGCGTCTTCAAGAGATACGAAAGAGCGTGATACGATGTCGCCATTGGATAGACGATGATGTGCGTTGCCTCGTTGAGAAGAAGACGGGTCTTTTTGTAGTTGGTGAGGTAGTGCGACAAGCACAACATTGTGGTGTTGGTGTGGCGACCCATTGTGGCGAGGTCATCAATCAACTTCGTCACGACCTTTTCGGCGGGACCGGTGAAGGTGTCGTAGTCATCAAAAATCACCATACAATCCTTGAACTCCTCCAAGTCGGGATAATCCTCAATCAACGACTCAATGTTAATCCGCTTCGGTTTAGGGGTCATCTTATCCAATGTGCCCTCATCGGCACCAAGCTTGGAGACCAAATAAATGTCCCGTTGCGGATACAACTTCGCGTAATACTCCCCCAACTCCTTTGCCTTGTAGCTCTTTCCACTTCCACTTGCTCCCGCGATATACCACACTTCCCGTTTGAGAGGGTCGGTTGTCGGAATCAACTCAAATTGCCCGTCCTCCAACTCCACCGAGGTTTGCTTCGCATCGTCCGAAAGGATACGGCGATACAACTCTTTTCCCAACGTCGATTCTCCGACAAGTTGGTCGGCATCCAATCCCTTTGCCCGTGCCTCTTCCAACCGATTCACCAATTGAACGCGTTCGGTCGGTTTGAGAGACCGGAGTTCGTTCGTATACCGACTTGCCCGTATCTCCGTCCTCGGTTTCTTCCCCTTGTAATCGTCATCGTGGAGATAGAGAATGCTTCCTTCGTCAACACCCCCTCGCACGATGGCGATTGGTTTCGCCCCTTTTACTTTATCAAAGGATAGACTCGGCATTACTCCTCTCGGAGAAATTTTTACGAAAGAAGAACGCGTGTGTTGTGATTGAGGATTGCTTGGAGGTGCTTTTCGAACGGAGGAAACTTCGACTTTACCGGGTGGCGAAGGATTTCATTGAGTCGTCCAATCAACTCGGAGTCCTTGCGAAGCACATCGGTGAGTGTAAAGAGAGACCCTAAATCTTCGCGGAGCAAATCCACTTGCGGAAGAAGGTCGGAGGTCGGCAAGTCCGTATCCGCCAACGTTTTTACACGTCCCACCAACCGATACAACCGCCCCAAATCCGAATTGAGAATGGGGGTAAGAAGTCGTCCCGTGGGAATGTCCTTTTCAATCTTCGCCAACGCAAATCGGCGTTTGAGTGCCTTGAATGGATTGGTCTTGGAGTAATACAAGATGTCTTCTCGGAGGGCGTCCGCAACTCCCGTTGGAAGAGGATTGAGAACGGTCCCGTTCATTTCAAACTCGTAGATGAGAGAGAACTCCACCGCACGTGCGTTCACAATCGCCACGACATCCAACTTCGTCATCCCCGTGGTGAACCCCTCTTCAAGTGTATAGCGTCGTCCATCGTTCAAGGTCTTTTCTCCCGCAATGACCTCACTTGGAGTCCATCGCACAACGTGGTCTTTGAAGGTCTTTTTCGCATCAAGCAAATCAAACGGGGTGCGAATCGCATCCAACTCCGTTGGAGAATGGGAACTCCACTTGATGCCGTCCAATACCGTCTTTGCGTGAACGACATTGAATCCAACGATGTTTCCGTCCACAACCTTCGCATCCCCCAAGACATTCCATTCGTCGACTTCCCCGCATTTGATGTCTCCAATCCGGACATTCGGCATTGCCCGAAGGCGTTTGAGAATCGTTCCAAAGTCCCGTGCCGTCGTCGACAACCTCTTAACGTTCACTCGTTGAACTCCATCGTAATCCCCAAAATATTGTTGCGACCGCACAATTGCGGACCCGTGAAGAAGGACTCCACCGCCCGGAAAGGACATTGCGCGAAGGACATCCAACACTCCCTTGGAGAAGTGGGAGTCCAATTTCCGTTCTTCAAAGACGTTCATTATTCATCCGTGAGACGAATTTGTTGTGCGGGAAGAACTTGGTAGAGCAAATAGCGACGGAGATTGGCGAGATTCTCGGTGCGTGTATTCACGCCCAACTCCTTCGCAAACTCCTTTGCCTTCTCCAACGTCTCGGTGCGTTTCTTGAAGACGGACTTGGGAATGGACCGCACAAACTCGGGTGCTTCGGGACGAAGACGGGACGCACGAGGAGGGGGAATAAACGAAGGTGCCGTAGGACGAAGGGGAGCGGCGGACGACGACGACGGAGGACCCATTCGTGCCCGTGCCTCATTCACTCTCCGGTCCACTTCCTCCTCCAATTCCTCTTCACGTCCTCCCCATTCGGCATCAATGACTTGCGCAATCGCATCATCGGGAGCATCGGGAGGAAGGCGGAGAAGGTCCAAAAGAATGCTTCGGCGGTCCATTAGCAACTCGGGAGTTGTCTCGGAGGGGGCGGGCGCAAAGGGTTCGAAATATGCCGGTGCTTCCTCTTCTCCTCCTCCATCGGAAAGATAGCGTCCACTCCTCTCTCCAAATCGTGCTTGGTTCTCATCAAATCCAACTCCGGCAAGAGGTTGACGTTCCACACCCTCTTGTTCGTCATCCTCACGAGCACGTCCCCTTGGATACGGGTCTCCTCCTCCATCGTTGTCGTCATCATCTTCATCCTCTTGACGTTCACGTTGGGTCATCACACCCCGCCTCCGCGCTGCCTCCAACGCCTCGTAGGCACGACCACGGAAGAGAGTGGAAAACCCAAGGGTGCGAATGAGTGCCTTCGACAACGCCAACCTCTCCGGAAGAGACCGATTGCGTCCCCGAATCATCTCCACCGTATACTCTCGTGCCCTCGTCATTAGCATCTCCAAGGTCTCCATCACGGAGGGTTCTTGATTGCGACGAAGTTCGTCTTGGGGTTCGGAGTCCAAGAGCGCACGGGTTTGAATCACAATCGTATCAAATCCACTAAGGATATCTTCCATCTCGGTGCGGTCGGCACGCGGGGCATAGCGGAAAAGAATATCCAACATCCTCTTGCCGTTCTCGTAGGAGAAGCGGTTCACAACTCCCACCACCAAGTCATCAATCAACGATTGGCGAAGGAGGTTGAACTCAATCTTCAACGACTCCGTCACGGTCTCGGGTTCACGTTGCGCACGAGGAGGCGCACTCTCAACGGGTTGCCCACTCGCCAACGCATCAATGCGATTGAGTTGGTCGATACGTTCCATCCGTTTGCGTTGAATGTATCCTTGCCCTTCCGCCGTGCGAAGCACACCGCCAACCAAACTTTGGTCCACCAATTGAAAAGGGGCGGACGTTCCATCTTGCCGTGCGGACGAAAATCCCGTCGCTCCAAAACTCGGATTTGCGAATCGGCGTTGCGAAAGAACCGGAGCGGGAAGGTGGTAATTTTGGTGTCCCGTCAACAAGAGTTGTGCTTGGGTGCGTCGTGCTTGAAGTCCATTCAAAACACGTTGATTTGCCTCTCGCCTCTTGTCCTCGTGATACCGACTTTGGAAATCGGCACCCGACATCACATCCACACGGGGACCGGGAAGTTGAGGATAAAACTGATAGTCCGGACGAACAAGACGTTCATAAACTGTCGGAAACGTCATTTCAATTGCGGCATCTCCGCCGGGTTTTTTCGTTCCGTATCCCGCCATTTCTTCTTCTCAACAAAAGAAATTCAAAGTCCGTGCTCCTTGATATACTTGCTTGCCTCACCAAGAGAGAGTCCGTGCTCACGCATCACCCTCTTTACCATCTCTCCACGTGCCGCCCTCTTGCCTCCTCCGTGAGTGATTGTAAGCTTTCCCATTCCCTTCTTCTTGGGTCCCTTCGGCATTGACTTGTTGGTCGGTTGGTCGGTAGGTGTCGTCGGTCTCGCCATTCGGTCCTCTCCCCGATGTCCCATCGCTTCGGGTGTAATCGACAACGACGCGAGAGAGAGAGGACGATGAGGTGCGGCGGACGACGAGGAGGAGGACGAGGGGATAGGCACTTTAAAAATGTCGGAGACCTCCGCATCGAATCCCGAATCACTCGGAACGGTGAGTGCCGCCCCCATCGGTCGTGTCTTGCGAATCGTCATTACAAACGCTTGGGCTTCCTTCATTGTGTCGAACTCTCCGAGTTTGCGTCCGTTCTCGGACACAACAAACGACTCTTTTCCCGAAGCCGAACTCGACCTTGTAATGGTATATGCCCCTCCGTGAAGTCCTTCGTATGCCTTGCGAGAGGTCTTTCGCATCATTCCCTTCTTGGTTCCCTCGCCCTTATACGCACCGGTCTCGGCACCTCCAACCATTCGGTCCAAATATCCTCCGCCTTCAAGTGGATTGATAACACCACTCATTCCCTTGGTGAATTCATCGTAGAATCCACGTCCCTTCAACGAAAGCAAATGCTCTCCAAGTGCCTTTCCCATCGCACCTCCTTCGAGTTCAACAACCGCCTCCTCCACCGACGATGACCGACGACGAGCACCTCCGCGTTTGGTCGAAAGACCCATTGAGGGAGTTGCCCCCTTTCCTTTGAGAATTCCGGTGTATCCCTTCTCGGCGCCAATTTGTGCCTTGGGGTTGAGTGGATTTGTGCGTTCCTCTTGCTCCTCCATTGCGCGAACATCCGCAAGCATTTCACGTTGTCGTCTCGCCATTTGTGTATTCTCCAAGAGAAAAACAAACCCCGACAAAGAACAATGAATCTTCGTGAGTTGCTAATTGGAAGTGGATTGTCCGACCTTCTTGGGGGAGGTCCCAAAGACAAACGAGAAGGAGAAACGGAAGCGGAGTATCAACTTCGTCTCAAACGCAACGAACAATCACGTCTTGCGAAAGCAAAGGCACGTGCGAATCAAACGGCGGCGGGAGAATCTCCTCCTCCTCCGGAACCCCAATCCCAACTTCGTGCGGCACAACGAAAGGAAGGAGAAACCGAAGCCGAATATATCCGTCGCCAAAAACTCAACGAACAATCCCGTCGTGCGAAGGCAAAGGCACGAGGGCAAGTGGTGGAAAACGTTGTTCCCGCTCCCGCAAGTGTTCCTCCCGCCGTGAGTCATCCCTTCTTTGCGGTTGCTCCCAAAGAGGTTCCCAAAGAAGCACCCAAGAAGGACGACAAACTCGCACGGCAATTGGAGAAGATTGCGAAGGAATACAAGGAACTCATTGACGATGGAAGTGCGTTTGCTCCGGTCGACGTATTGGAAGTGGACGGCAATGCGTATGTTGTCTACGGAGATGGTCGTGTGTTTACCGCCAAGAATGAACCCGCCGGACATCTTGGAATGAATCAATGGGCGGCAATTGGACGTGGAAATCAATGGAAGGACTTTGTGGTTGCGTCGTATGGACCTTCCTCGTCCTCTCCGACCGTTGCTCCGGGGGAAATCAAGCACATTTTTCAAGGGGGGGTTGTTCCCTCGTCCTTGGATTGGTCGACGTATATTCCGGAAGACGGACCCAAGAAATCCAAAGTCGACCGACTTGCGGATTTCCGAGCGTATTTTGTTGCGTTGAAGGAATACCAAGAGCGTCTTGATACGGCACGGAAAGAACGGGAGGAAGCACAAGCAAAGACAAACGAACTCCAACGAAAGGAGGAACGCAAAGAGGAAGAGGAGGAAGAGATTGATTACGAAGGCGAGAAGCAACCTCCGTGGATGGTGCGTATCTTGGAACGAGAGAAGGAAGAACGACGCAAACGAGTGGAATGGGAAGAGTATCTCCAAGAGCAACGAGAGAAGGAAGGAGACAAACCGCAACGCAAGAAGAAGGACACTCCACGCAATCAATTCTTTATTGAGAAGGGGTTTTACCCGACGGGGAGTCAATTGAAGACGTGGGCACTCGCGAAAGGAATCGATTTGGAATAAGCACGACGTGTTGCGGACGAGACACAACGTCGGACCGTGCGCCACGCCAAAAGGAATCGCGGTGTTCAAAGGTCTCAAAAAGGTCCTTCTCGTATTCAATCACAAAGAGACCATCGGTATACGCAAACGCAACGTAGCACTTCGCCCCCTCTCGTGTTCGGCGGTCCATCTCGCGAATCTTGTTGTATCCAACGATACTTGTGGGATACGCATCACTTCGGCATCGGCGAGATTTGAGTTCCACAAAGAGTGTCTCGTCGGGCGTGACGAAATCGGTGAGGGAATACGTATTGGTGGTCTTGCGCAAGTTGGGATTCAAGTGGGATTGAAGGAGGGGGAGGGCGGCGGATTCATTGGCGCCTCCAAACAAAAGGTCGTCGCGTTGAGTCGGCATTGTTGTAATTACGGGAGAAAATTTCCCAAGGAGACCAAGGAGACCATTTAGTAAAGTGATTCACCTTTCACATCGGGACGGAGAGTGAGGGCATTCACGGCATCGCCAAAGGTCTTCGGCGGCACATCCCATCCAAACCGACCACTCTTGGGACGGAGGTTGAGAGGGTTCTTGGGGTCTTGTGCCTTTACAACAAGAGGCGCCACTTCGACTTCCACACGTTGTGCCGGTGTGGGTTGGAAGAACTTGTTATACGGATTGCGTCCCAAGACGCTCATTCCCAAAAACTTGGTTGTGTCTTCGTGTGCCTTGTCCCCTTTTCGTGCGGGGCGTCCGTCGAGGGTTGGGCGTTGCTTATACATCTCATCTCGCACGACACGAAATCCGAGTGCGGTAGCGGGGTCACGATTGGTGTAAAAGTGGGCGAGATATCCCAAGAGTTCAATGTTCTTGTCGACTGCCGCCTTCTCATCCGCCTTGAATGATTCATCCAAAAGACCCCCTCCGCGAAGGGACGTATATTCCTCCTTCATTGCCGTAAGAATCTTCCTTACCAATGCCGAGGGGATGGCGTAGCGTTTGTCTAACGGCAAATCCACAACGCCAACGGTCTCCTTACACTTCGACACGTCGGGTGCCTTCAATCCCAACCCGTCTTCCAAGTTGTTCCAAAAGTCCGTCGGTTTGCGACGCTTGTCGTTGTAGAGGCAATAGAGGGTTGTGTCTCGGTGAGGCAATGCCTTCATCTTCGCATCATTCCGCATCATTCCACGAGGGTTCTCAATACAATAGAGGAGATTGGGGTTCTTGCGTTGGAAGAAGCGGATAATCTCCAATGTGCGATAGAGAATGCGTGTGCCGAGACGAGCACGTTCACTCTTGGGGACGGCGGTCTTTGTATCACGTTCCTTCAACGGATACGCAAGAGGAGAGAAGGTATTACACGGCGGACTCGCCCAAATCAAATCGGGAGTGGGGTTGGACTTCGCCCATTTCTTGTAGTCCCATTTGAGAATGTCCGTCTCAATGTCGGGAGTGTAATACGGGTCCAAATCCACTGACGTGACGTTCATACCCATCTTCCTCGCAACCTTTCCCACACTTCCCGTGCCCTTGAAGAGTTCAAGAAGGTGGAGGGATTTGCCTTCGCCTTCTAACCTTACATCCGCTTCCGCATTGGACCGCTCGGCATATTCCTTTCGCATCGCTTCAATTTCGGCTTGGCGTTCGGCTTCGGTCTTCGGAGGAGGAGGAGGAGGAGGGCGACGAGGAGGAGGAGCGGGAGCAACCTTGCGGGGTCGGGAGAAGGAAAGACCTCCTCCTTGGCGTCCGGGAGGATTGTTGCGATTGGGAGGAGGAGCGGGAACATTTGCGGGGGGGACGTAATCTCCACGTCCACCGGGTCCTCGGTTGGTTGCTTGGTATTGCTCGGCAATATTCACGAGAGCATTGTTGGAGAGTCCAATCGTTCGGTCCAACTCTTCCATTGTTTCCACTTGGTCGGGGTGAAGTCCGTAGAGAGCTTGAAGAACTCGGATACGACGAACCCCTCCTCGCAATTCCTTGGATTGCTTTGCCGCCTCTTGCCGTTGTTCCTTCCGTGTCCCCTTCGTAAGAATGCGAACGAGGTCCTTGTGTTCCTTCACAAATTCGGTCTTGGGAATCATCACATTCTTGCCCTTCCCCGTCTTGCCTTTGGATTGAGCGGTTGCGAATTCCTTGCGTTCCAATTCCTCCGCGAGTTTGTTAAAGTCCGCAATGCGTTGTTTCACTCCCTCCCTTGCGTCCTTCTTTACCTCGTTGATGTAGTCGCGAAGAACCTCCCTCATCTCGGGGTCGGTCTCTTCATTGAAGCGTTGAATCATTTCGTCGACGTTCCTCGCCGCCATTTGAATGAACGACCCCGTTGCGAATTGCTTTGACTTCAATGCCTTCGCAAGTGGAGAGTCCATCCCCCCTTTGAGAGCAAGACCCAACCCCTTCTTGTTGAGTCGTTCCATTGCGGTTCGCACAAACGAAGGAGTTGTGAATTCGGCATAGGGACGTTTGCGGTCTTCAATCTTCACCAAGATATCTACATCGGCTTCGGTCGGGAGAACGAGTTTGGATTTGAGTGTATCCGTCTTGGTCTTGGAGGTAATCCCACGCACCTTCTTGTGCTTCAAATACGCACGGAGTTTCTCCTCGGAATTCAACCGACTCTTCAACCAATCCATTCGTGCGTAGTCGGGAATCTTCGCAAAGATTTCGGGGAGTTCACTTCGCAATCGTTCCTCGGCAAATGTCTCGACCGCCTTCATTGAATAGTCGGGTCCAATCAATGCGTCCTCCGGTTTCTTTACCTCCGTCCGTTCCAAGACACGAATTGCCTCGTCCAATGCGTCCTTGGGCGACATCCGTCCAATCCGTTTGTCGAATCCAACAATCAAGACGGAGATGGGAGTAAGGGGTCGAAGGTCCTCGTCCGCAATCCAATGGGGTGGGAAGTCCGGAATGGACCAACCAAGTTCCATTCGGATTTGAGAGGTGCGAGTTGTATTCGGTTTGCTTGGGTCGTAATCCGCCTCAATCTCCGTGAAGGCACGTCCGTAAGGGACCGTAGACACAACGGGATACGACCGTGTGCTTTCCCACGCGTGATACATCTCATTGTTGTCGGCGTGTTTCAAAATCCGATTGCTATGAATTGCGGGTTCGCCATTCCGCACATTGCGAAGGAATGTGAGATAGATATCCTTGAAGGTTTGCGGTTTGGTCTCCTTGGTCTCCTTGTCCTCTTCCTTCGGTTCTTCCTTCGCACCCTTCTTCTTTGCCTTGCTCTTGCGACTTGCTTCGTTGCGTTTCAACCGAGCTTGATACTCGGCTTCGGTCTCTCCTTCCTTGCGTTCGGATGCTTTGCGAGGCATTTGTATTGGATTCAACAAAAGAAAGCAACCGCTTACACATTTTCTTATCGTATTATAACAATGAAGAGCGAGTCCTACGCCAAATATTACGAAGCAAATCGAGACCGGATTTGCGCCCGAATGCGAGACCGAGCACGAATCCGTCGTGCCGAGCGAAAGGAATCCTATGCGTCCAATCCCGACGCAATCACCGAAGACCGAGAGAAGTATCGGTCGCGGTATTACATTCACCGAACCAATCAAGTCCGCAAACTTCTCCAAAGTGTGCCGCCGACCCCTACTCTTACCGCAATTCTTTCGTCGGAGGAGTTGCTTCGTGCCTTGACTCCCAAGATGGCGGCAGTCATTCTCCAAAATTCTCTCATTCAAGAAGTATGAATGGACCGAGTCGTCCGTCTCTTCCTCCGCCTCCTCCAAAGAAGACCCGCCCCAAGAAGGAGAAGCCGAAGTTTGAAGTGGTTCGCCACCCCCCTCCCGTAAAGTTTACGTGAAAAAAAACCTTTGGAAATACCAAGAATGAACGCCGTAAAGAAAGCACTCGCCGAGAAGGGACTTGCCGATTCGACAATTGACCACCACCTCGCAATGCTCCGCACTCTCAACAACGGCAAAGACCCCAAGTCTCTTGCCTTCCTTCACAAGACCGAGGACATCGCCAAGACCATTGCCGAGCATTACGCTCCGTCCACGCAAAAGACGGCGTATTCAACAATCGTCTCCGTCCTCACCTCCGTCAAGGACAAGCCGGTCTATCGCAAGACCTACCAAACGTATTACGACGAGATGATGCGTCTCGCGAGTGAGGAGAGCGGAAAGAAGACGGAAGAAAAGAGCGAGAAGCAAACCGAGAATTGGTTGGGGTGGAAGGAGGTCCAAGACAAACGTGAGGAGTTGTGTAAGAATGCTCCGGACGGACTTCATTGTCTTCTCTTGTCTCTTTACACCGAAATTCAACCGCGTCGCAATCAAGATTACCTCTTGATGAAGGTTGTGAAGAAGACGCCCACCGAGACGGACGCAAACTATCTTGTTCTCGAGAAGGGCAAACCCAAGCGGTTCATCTTCAACAAATACAAGACCGCCAAGAAATACGGCACCCAAACCGTTGAGATTCCTCCGTCTCTCGCCACCACTCTTACGGCGTATCTCAAATCGCATCCTCTCGCCAAGACGGACGCCTACCCTCTTCTTGTCGCCGACGGCAAACCTCTCACGGCGGTCAATTCGATTACACGGGCACTCAACCGCATCTTTGGAAAGAAGGTAGGGAGCTCAATGCTCCGGCATATCTACCTTTCGTCCAAGTATGATATTGCGGAAATGAAGAAGGACGCCGAGGGAATGGGACATTCTCTCAACCAACAACGCGAGTATCTCAAATCGGAGGCATCACAATCCGTTACGATTCCGACCGCACCGCAATAAGATACGACCCCTTGCCGCAATCGGCAATTCGGGATTCGGGAAGACCCGCCGTTTTCTTGATGCCGTGCGAATGCGTTCCCTTACAATGAGGGCAACGAACTTGAATGACGAGATGGTCCTTGCTCTCGCGATTGACCCGAGACTTGAAGGGAAAGACAATTGAGTTCATTAATATAATACGTTAGACATCCTTTAAATATCTTTCTCAACAAAAATCTCTCCCTCCTCATCAAGATTGATGGTCTACGTTGTGCGGTCCTTCAAAGGTCTTGCGTATCGAGTCTTCCTCCCCACCGAAGTAAAAAAGATTGCGTTGAATATACCCTTGTCCCTCCACTTTACTCATTCGTTGCCGGTGGAATCCTCTTCTTACACAACTCACATTCCGTCTTGGAGACAAAGTCGCACGGGAGGGGGCATTCACACCATCCCTCATACCGTTCCCTTCGTTCCGTCTCCCACCCCTTCATCTCCTCGGGAGTTAGTCCTCCCCCTTCACACCTCCGAGGGAGAATGAGCGACTCCCGAATCATCGCAGCATCCTCTTCCGCACGGCGACGGCACTCCTCGTCTTCCGCATCATCAATTGCCGCCTCATTCTCAAATGCCTCTACCTCCTTCTTACACGTCGCGCATCCAAACTCCGCACACTTGCGCCGAGGAGAGAAGCAACCGGTTTGGCGTTCTCCTCGTGCTCCATCACACTCCTTCCAATCGTCCTCGCCTTCCGTCTCCTCGTCCCAACACTCCTCACACACGATGTCGCCGTCGCACGTCGTGTGCGTAGAGGTCTTCTTCACATCCTCTCCACAATACGCACAGTCCACCTCGTCCGATTCCACCTCCAACTCCGTTCTCTCCGACTCGGGAAGGCGGTTCCAAAGCGCCCTCACCAAGTCGGCGTAAGACATAGAATCAACCCACGAAACAAACTTGCTCGGGTAAGAACCCTCGGGGGCAGTCGCCGTAGCACCACCCCCAAGAGAATTGCTTGAATACTCCATTGAGGCAAAGACATTCCTCCGTGGAACAAAAGAATCCGTTTTTAGAAGCTACGGACGGACAATGGAAAAAGGACGCGGACATTAACATTAGGAAACGCAATCAAACTTTACATCGGGTTCTCACTTGCCTCTTCAACCTCTTCCGCCGTCGGTTCCCAAAGCGTATCTACCGTATAGAGTCCGTCCTTCACTCGTTGGATAAGAAGGTGGAACCCATCTACCTTCGCGGCGACTTCTCCGCCAAATCGTTCAAGGCACGTTGCGAACCCCGACAACTCGCTGCGAACGTCCTTGATATCTACAATGTCGGCATCCGACTCCGCCGCATTCACCATCCACGTCACTTCCTTCTTGTTCGACTTGGGCGACATTCGAACAAGAAGAACACGGTTCAAACTCCTTCCTCTCGGGATATGCCGTTTGAGAACGGTCATTGGGTCCTCGCGGGGCGAGGCGGTCGTCTTCGTAACTTTGCTTGCTTGACTCATCTTGGGTCGGGCAAATAGATTCTCCAAGGAATGAAAGAATCCGTTTTTGGACGGACAACGGACAACGGGCATTGGAAAACGTATCGTTTTTTTCCCGGGGTTTTTATCTTCCCACCAAAGTAAGAATGACCGAGTCAAGTTCGAACGTGATTGCGGAGATTACCGCCGAGTATACTGCTCTCTTGAAGGAGACGCCGACCCCGTCGGTGTTGAAGTTGGATTCTCTTCTCCAATCGTCCAAGTGCCGACTTGCGAAGGTTTGGAATGAGATTGTGAAGGAATGCGAGACCCTCTCCACACTCCCGGGAGGACGCAAGGAAGGAGAACCCGAGGCGATGTTCCATTTGCGCCTTCTCCAATACGCCGAGATGGTTTGGTTGCCGGCGATTGTGCTTGGCGCAAAGACGGAGGAGGAAGTGAAGAATGCCGTCTCCACGATGCTCCACGAGTTGTGGAATGATTGGTATGATACGAAGACGGAAGAGGCGGAGGCGGAGTGCGATTCGCCGGGTTGGATTCAATGGAAGACCTTTGATGTAGATGTTGCCGATGCGTGGTGGGAGAATGATGCGACGACGGATTGGGATTGGAAAGATTCGTATTCATCGCAACTCCTCGCGAATTATAACGCGATTCACGGCACCGACCTTGCTCCCGTTCTCGGAGACCCCGTGCCCGTGTGTGAGGGGCGCAAGGCATTGACGAGTTGGTTGGCGTCTCTTCGCACGAAGATTCCCGATGACGCAATCGTCACGACCGAGATGCGCCGTGACGATGTGGACGACGGAGTGACGTGCGAGTTCTTCCTCACCGTGACGAATGCCCTTCGCAAGGGGGAGACGCTCGAGACGGCACTGACGCACTGGACCGCCTAAGGAGACCAAGGAGACGAATCCGCTAACTTTGTGAAACGAACAAATATTTTTCCTTGTCCTCGTCCGTTGTCCGTCCAAAAACGGATTCTTTCGTCCCAAGGTCTATTGTCTTCCCCTCAGTTAGAATGACGAATTCACGCAAGTCCAACGAGAAGAAGTTTGCGAAGTGGGTTTCCAAGATTTGCCGTTTGAGTGCGGCGTCGGGAGATGCGTATCGGTCGTATTTGCTCCGATTGGTTGATGAGAACTTCCCGCCCAATCGGAAGTTTATGGAGTTCGGTCTCCGGTATAAACCGCTCATTGATGAGTGGGAGACCGGATATCCGCCGGAGGAGGTGTGGGTCAAGGAGGCAACGGAGACCCGTGTTGGAAAGAAGGTTCTTGATGACGGGGAGGAAGTCGAGGTGGACTATATTGAGGTCTTCCGCGACCTTGCCCCTCTCACGAAGGAGAGGACGGCGAATGTGTATACGTGCCGGAACTCCGAGACGAAGCTTCCACGAATGGTAATGATGTTTAGTCGGTTGTCTCTCTATGAGTGGCGCATTCGTATCTTCGTGCGGTTGGAGAACGAGACGGCGGAGGACCTTGTGAATGCCGTCAAGGTGGTGATGCCCGACTTTGTGTTGCCTCCCGAGTAAGGAGAGCAAGGAGACCCTTTCGTAAAGTGTATACAAATGAATCATTTTTCATTCATTCCCGAGAGTTAGAGTTTTGGTCTCCTTGGTCTCCTTGAAGTGAAAAAGGGAGGGATTGAGCACTCAACCTTCTTCTATACAACACGCACACGCACACACACATTACTCATCCTCCTCACTCTCCGACTCGCTCTCCGACTCGCTCTCCTCGTCGCCCTTCAAGGTCTTCACCTTCTTCTCCAACTCCTCTACCCGCTTCTCCAACTCCGCCTTCATCTTCTTCACCGCCTCCGTCTTCTTCGCCTTGCTCTTGCGACTTGCCTCATTCTTCTTCAACCGGATTGCCTCCGCCTTTGCTCGGAACTCTTCCAACTCCGCGAGGTCCTTCGCAACCGCAACCTTATACGCCTCAAACTCCGCCTTCAATTGAGCGTATGCGTCCTTCGGTTCCTCCTTCGGTCCGCCTCCGTCCGCCTTCCCGTCCTCCTTCTCCTCACTCCCGCCTCCCGCCGCTACAATAGACGGCGGAAGGGTTGCCTTTGCCGACCCCTTCTTGGTAGTCGGCGCCCTCTTCGGTGCCGCCTTCTTCGTCGGCGGAATCACCTCATCAAACTCGGCGCGAGACATCTTCGCACCATCACGCATTGCCTCCTCCGAACCGGTCATCGGCTCGGAAGACGCGAGAGAAACGTTCTCGATTGCTTCGGTCATTCTTGCTTGGGCGCAAAGACAATACCCCTTGGGACACAAGAATCCGTTTTTG